ACATCTTGGTCATACTGATCACGCAAACGATACGCTGCACGATCAGAAGCCATCTGCATGAAGTTCACATGTGAGTGAGCTGCTTCGATGTCATCAATCTTGAAAGCGTAGTAGTTAGCTTGGTCAACAACCAAGGTGAAGTCTTCATCATTCAGATCTTGAGCAGTGATCTGTGTGCCACGGGCGTAGCTTTGAACAGACACTTCAGGTTCTTTAATGATTTTGACACTGTCGCCCATGTTTGCGATTTCACCAAAGTAATCGTTATTGGTGATGTCTTCAACAGTAGACGCTTTACGGAATGCAAGTTGTACTTGCTTGCTATAGATTACGGGCGAAAAATTACCATTAGGTAAATTTCCGTGACCGGATGCACTTGGAAAAGCCATTTTAATATCCTCCTAGATATGTGTTAGGCATATAATTAAATACGCTCAACATCACCACAGAGGCTGTATTTGATGGGTGTGTACAGAACAGGGATGCCTCCACTTGTCTATACAGGCCAACAAACTTCAGGTTGTTCTGACAGTTTATTGTTTTGCGTGACAGATAACTCTATGGGGTAGTGTAGCTAGCATGTGTACGGCCCATAGGAGCAAGACTAGATACCTAGTCCTGCTTAAAGTTATACCAGTTGTTTCAGGTTTGTCAATACTTAACGAGCGTTTCCGCTAATATCGTATACAAACTTCCCTGATTGTAATGCTTTAGCAATAGCTTCTTGGTTCTTTTCATATTCAAAGGTAGACATTTTACTTACCTGTGACTCATAAAAGACACCATCTTTGCTTTCGCCAGTAGGTGCAGAACGACTACCCCGAGTGTTTACACTTTCAGCAGCACTCTTATCTGGGGTGGCCTTCTTAGCCTTAATACCTTTATCAGCTTTGTACAAGTCGATGGCACGGGCAGCAGCCTTAGCATCATTCTCATTATCATACAAAGCATCCTGCACCCACTTAGGTTGTTCATCAACCCATGTATGGAACTCATCATCATCACGAATAGCATCAAAGTCTGGATGCAGACGCATCAATTCAGCTTCTGCTTTGTCTTTAGATGTCTGATGCTCACGTTCATCTAGCTGTTTGAATCTCTCATCCAAAGCTTTGGTTTGTTCCTTAGCTTTCTTAATTGCAATGGTTTCAACAATCTTTGCAACATCAGGATATTGAGCAGCCCACTCATTTAATTCTTCTTCACTCTTAGGAAGCTTGATTTGTTTCTCTGTGCTTTGCTGTAGCTGAGAGCGAAGCTCATCAATCTGTTTCTGCAAAGTAGTTTGCTGTTGCTGAGAATGTCTACGCAGATCTCCATAACGCTTCTTAAAGCTTTTCTCTTCTGCATTTAAGTTACTATCGTCACCATCATTATTATCTTCTGGTGGATTGTTCTTATCTTCAGCCAATTTCTTAAGCTCTGCTTCCTCTTGTTCAATACGATCTTTGTTAGCATTACGCTTACCAAAGGGAGAGAAAGCCTGAGCTTGTTGATTCTGATTAATTACCGCTTCTGTCATAACATACCTTTAAGTTGGGGCTAACTGTAGCTGCATAGCAGGGAGATAGGTAGCCATATGGTGGGAAATTGTTGATACTCACCAGCCCACCTCTGGCTTGAGTATGCTAATTATATAGTATTATTTCTTAGAAGCAATGCCTCTTTTTTGAGCAAGTGTTGGTTTCTTTGTACGCTTAGCAACAAGGCCACCTTTAGCCCACCCGGGAGAGCCACTTGTTGCAGCACCAGCACTACCATCACCATCACCATCATTACTTGCGTCAGCGGCAGTTGCAGCAGCATTATTGGCAGAGACAGCAGCAGCATCAGCAGCATTAGCAGCATTAGCCGCAGGTCCAGAGTCAGCATCATCTGCGTCAGCAACTGCAGCAACTGCAGCAGCATTATTGGAAACAGCAGCATCAGAAGGACTAGCAACAGCATCAACAACAGAAACATCATTAATAGCTGCATTAGGATTTGTAACTGCTGAAATAGCATTCGCAACGGCTCCAATGGCAATACCAATTGCAGAGTTACCAATGGATGTACCTGAAGGACCACCAACACCAGAACCAGTGCCTACAGATGCACCACCCTCTGGACCTGTTGGACCATCACCACCAGACTCAATTGTCTCTGTGGCTGTAACAACACTATCTTTCTTATCATCAGTCTTCTTAACCTCAGCTAAGAATTGATTAGCTGTACCAGCAAACTCATATCCAGCAGGAATAGCTATGGATGGCTTATCGTTAAAGAAGGTGATGTACATAATTCTACCTTCGGCATTCTTATAAGCCCTAACATCCAATGCTGGATTGGTAATGGAAGTTTTAGGAATGTTATATTTAGCTAAGTAGTCTGTGCCGGGTTCAGCAAAACCACCAGCAGCAAACCTTTTCTCACCCCTGTTATCCATATCCACTTCTTCCATGATGTCATCAACTTCAGAAGTGAAGCCACCATCATCCTCATGCAAAGCTTCTGGGTTAGACACCTCTTGAGAATTTCCCATCTGACCAATCTCATTCATGCGAGACAAGCCTTGCTTAGCTTCATCACGAAGCTTCATCAATCTTTCAAGACCAATGTAACGTACAACATCAGCAGGAATAACAAACTCACCTTCACTGAGCTTAGCATCAATGTCATCCCTCACTTCGTTCTGTAAAGAACCCGGAGGAACATCGTTACCTGACACAGGATCTACTGTGCCACCTTGATCATTCATGCCGCCTTCAGCGAATAGTGTATTCATATCTTTCACAGCACCTCCTTGTGCATAGTTGTTAGATTCTTCAGGTATTGGAAACTTCTCATTGCCAGTACTAGATGCAAATGGACTCATACCTTTATCAATTCTAAATTTTGCCCATGATTCAGCTTTATCATAAATATCATCAGTGGGTTTTTCGCCCTTTAATAAAATATCAAGTTCTGATTTAGACAGGGTTGGAACAATTAATGGGTATTCTACTTTTTTACCTTGGTATTCAAATTCAGAAGATAGCTCTGTAGAACTATCACCATCTGGTCTTTTCAAGTCACCAAAATATCCCTTACCTTTAGGTGAGATAGAACCATGTCGCATCCCATAAGGAGCAACTCCTTGTTCAGTAAAGTTATCTTTCGACATTAACCTCATCCTTTAGATGTTTTAATCTGCGTAAAGCAGCAACGGCTCCTTGAGCCTTTCCAATTTCACGAACATCAGTAGCTTGTTCTAAGTTCTTATGCTGCTGAGCAATCTCAGCATCAAGCAATTCTTGGAACGCTTCCCATGTAGCGTTAGTGTTTACAAAGCCTTTAAGCTTGGGGAGGTACGGCTTGGACATTACCAGCAAATCCTTGTTCACCCGGCACTGGTGCAGCACCAATACCAATATTTCCACCACCACCACCAGTCATATCAGATACTGGGGGTGGGCCACCTTCAGGACCAGCAACAGGAGGAGCACCCTCTACTGGAGCAGGAGCTGTAGCTTGTTGCATCAGCAAAGCTTGACGCATTGCCTCATCCATATTGTTAGTCACCTTATCAGGATCTAAGTCCATGCTCTTAGCAATCTCACGAATGATGTATGGAAACTTAGCAAACGGCATCAAGGCTGGAGAACTTGCAATCTGCAAGAACTGCATCAAGCGTTGACTCCTCACCTCATTAGCCATCAAGCTCTCTGTACCTCTAGCCGTAACTTCCAAGTCTCCTTTAATGCTTTGATCAAAATCAAACTGCATATTGAAACTAAAGAAAGCCTTACCCAAAGGAGCTAACAAATAATCATCCACATTCTTGATGATGGTTTTAACACTGCCAGATGCAGCATTCATCAACATAGAAATACCAGAGGCTGTTCTGCCTACACCACTCACACCTGTCTGTCCATGTGCAAAGGATGGCATACCTGTTGATTCATCAGCAAGCTGTCGTGCCTTATCAAACAGTTGTAAGTTCTCTGCAGCCACATTCGGAAACTTAGTTCCAAACAAAGACTGACCGGGAGCACCACCCTGTCGCCTAAACACTTTACCCGGATAGACAGACATGTCTTGACCGGGAACGAGATTGGTTTCATCAACCTCGAATACAAGGTTGCCAGACAACACTGCATTATCTACAGCCATACGCATAAAACCATTCATGAGGGTCTGGGTGTCGTCCATGTTTTCGGCAACACCAATGCCAAATAGAGAGTAGGGGTTTAATTCGCAAGGAGCAGCGTAATACGGAATGTTGGCTGGCTTAAACGGATTCAATACTAAACGAATCACTTTACCATTGCAGAACCATACATTGGCTTGCAACTCCTTTGCTTCCAACAAAGCATCAGGAATAATAATCTCATTCTCTTGCAGCAACTTAACATCTACATTGCCCCAATACTCTAACACTTCAAATCTATCTATTCCCAAATTGGGAGCATAGTCTCTTAAGTCATCTTCCCAGTATTTCTTAACATAGGAAGTACCACCTTCAATGACTTCTTCAATGACATTGCCTCTGAAGTGAGGACGATTCTTCAAAGCTCTAAGCTGTGTAGCACTAAGCTTGTGACGCTCAATAATGTATTGAGCTTCTTCCATATTGTTAGCATCAGGATCGGGATAGAAGTTCCAAACAGATACATGAGATGTCTCAGGTACTGTCTTCATCTCAGGCTTGTAAGTGCCTTCTTCATCCCAACTTGGATATTCTTTGGTCTTAGCAAATGGACCCTTCATGATGCCTGTACCAAACAGAGCCATCTCAAAAGCTGTAGAGCGTAGATGCTTATTAGCACCACTCTCATCAAGCTGGTCATGTATCTTCTTTTCCATCTTCTTAGCTGCAACCATTGCAGGATGGAATGTTAAAGAAGAGGGAGTAACACCCGGACCTTCCTTAAGACCTTCTTGATCTTTAAGCTGTGCCTTCAAAGGACCAAGCTTCTCCATCAAAGAAGAAAGTGTAGCACCCGGTGCTAGGTCTTTACCATCTCCTTTATAACCAAAAGGAGAAATCATCTCAGGTTCTGCACCTTCTGGTGCTTTAGCATCAAAATGTACTGTATCAACTACACCATCAGGTAAGACAGTGGGATCAACACTCAGAGGAAACTTGTTATTAGCAAATAACACATCAGTGATTTGACCATATGCTGCAAGCACCTTGGTCTTTGTCACCTTAATGAATACACGGCTCTTCTCTGTCTCAGTGAATTTAACTTCAGGACCATAGATACCACGATAGTTGCGATAGGCTTTCAACCAACGCTGTTCGTCCTGTCTACGGCTCTCTTCAGACTTCGTATACCTATCGTTTAGAAAACTTAAAAGACTATCACCAGCAAATGGTATAGCTTCATTCTCTTTCTTATCTTCTAAACCAATGGACTTGTCATCCATAAAATTATTAGTTGCCATAAATACCCTTTAATACCCAAATGTGGGGTCTGCCATCTTCATCCCAGAGCCAGCAGAATTTAATGGATTGTAATCGAACAAACTACTTCTAGGTCTGCTCATCACACCATAACGAATAGCATCATATAAGTGATCTTCAGCCTTAGTATCAATATCCTCTGGGTTTTTCTTGTCCAAAGGTATGATGGGTAGCTGAGCAATCGTATTCACACAGTTGCTTGTTATAACTAGTCTTGGTTGTTCTGTAAAGGGGTCAAGCTGTAGCCTTCGATGCAGCTCATTCTTACCAGACACCCTACTTCCAGCACTTCTATCCGCTGGCCTCCACCTACAACCCTCTGCAATCATCTGTTCTGCCAGTGATGGACCAGTATCACCCCTCTTATGCCAGCAACTACTGTCCAATACACCATATCTCATAGGACCATCGTTCTCCTCAGCCCTCATTACCATGTGAGCGAGGTCTTTGGCAAGTACTTTGCTAACATATAGCTCACGATAGATAACCAATTGCTCACTTGGAGTGACAGCAAACCAAACCACAGCACTATAACTTCCGTATCCATAGTCACAAGCCCTAAATTTAGTCCAATTACTCGGTATGTGGAACGGTTCCACCACATGAATCTGTCTATTAAACTCTGTGAAGGCTGCTCCTTCAGCAATATCCCAGTTTCCCTCAAGCAATTGCTTGCGTTGGTGCTCAGGAAGAGACAACAACATCGTCTCATAGTCACCTGTCTGCATCAAATATGGGTTATCCGTCAACATAGCAGGGATAAACCTACGCTTAAACAGTGGTTGCCCCTCTTTGCTATGCCCTTTAGGGTAAACCAAGGTGGTTCCACTCTCAATATCTGTCGCATCAAACGATTTACCAGCAGGAGAAGGGTCAATAAACATCTTCTTCACCCAAGCATGGCCCGGTCCACCCGGATTGGTAGTAGCTCTCATGAAGATTGGTAGGTCAGCCGCTGCTGTACGCAAGCGAGAACGCATATAGTTCCACGGAAATGGCGTATGCCACTGCGTCAACTCATCAAAACCAATCCAGCTAAAAGCCAAGCCCTGATATCTCAACACATCTTCATCTCTATCAAGGTAAGACATCCACAGTCTAGCCCCTGACGGTGCTTCCCATTGCATCTTACGTTCACTCCACTTGATGCCGGGATAAATCTTTGGATAAAGCTCTTGACTCTTCCAAATAAGTTCTCGAAGTTCCTCTGTAGTATGTCGTAACAGAAGCCCAGAAAACTGTGGATGTACCATATACCTCAGTGGATCAGCCAACATAGCGTAGCTTTTACCACCTCCAGCAGCACCACCATATAACACTTCCCTCTCTGAGGAAGCTAAGAAGAATGTTTGAGGCCCAGCATTGGGCTTAAACAACACTTCCCTATCATCAACTATCGCTTGAGGAATCTCTGGCGAGTTTACTATCGATATATTCGGAGAGCTTGCTGTACTGCTCTGACTCGAAGTATCCTGTTGGGTCTTCCCTGCCGAGCCTCTTAGATTTTTCTTCGTACCTTTCCGCTTGCTCAAGGGCTTTTTGGAGCCTTCTGGCAAGGTTGCGGTAAGTAGCGGATTTGAATCCATGCTTTCTTTCAGTCTTTATTCTCTTTAACAATCCTACATGGCTTATTGTTCTACCTGTGGTAGTGGTAAGCCAAGCTGCTACCTGCCTAGAACTGTATTGTTTTAAATGTTTCTTAGCTAGTTCTAACGCTTCAAGCTCTGTAGGTATTGGCTGCAGGAGGCTAGGGTCTTCTTCATCTTGTCTGTAACCAAATGGTATAGTGTTTCTAATCTTTGGAATAGGTACATATGTTTCCTTTGCTTTCGGTTGAGGCAATATCCAAGCCCCTAAATCTCTCTCACTCACTGCTATCTTTGGCTGGTAAAATCATGATGCCGTTAGGTGCTGTCACCTGAACCTTTTCTGTTTTTACCAAACCAGCCCTGTCTAACAAATCCTTAGCAGCATTGAGCTTCTCTTTCAAGCCTAGCTCTGTGGGATCGGCAATGCCACTGACAACAGCCATAGCTGCTCTAGGGGCGTTCATAGCAATGTATAGCTGCGTAGCCTCAATCACTTCTTCCTTGAGAGTATCCATAATCATCTTGGTAGCATAGCCTTCGCTATAGCCAGCAAGCTGCCTAGCCTTAGCTGGATTGCCACCAGCCTCAGCAAATAACACCTCAAGGAATTTCTTCTGTTGTTCGTTTAGTTCTCTCTTAGCCATGATTAAAATAGTCCTTGTTCATAATATTCTTCTACAGTGACAGTGGTGTCCATACTACTACCAGCCTCTGGTGTGACTACCAAGGTGTCACCGGGATAGAGAGCAAGATAACTACCATCCAGTTTTAGATAGCCGTAGGCAGAAAGAACATAACCACCAACAATGTAATAGCTTGCACTTGCACTAGCATCTGTCCATTGAATAGAAACAGTTTTGTTATTGCCTCCATGATTGGAAACAAATAACAAATTCATCTTGGCAATGAAATTATCAGGACAAGTGTAGATGGTGTTAGCAACTCCCGCTGTCAACACTTTTCCTACACTTCTAATCTTTGGCTCTTTGTTCACTTCTTAGCTTTCACTTTAGCTTCAGACAAAGCAATGGCAATAGCTTGCTTGGGGTTGGTAACAACTTTGCCACCTTTACCACTATGCAAGCCTTTGTCTTTAAACTCACCCATCACCTTAGCAATTTTAGCTGTTTGCTTTTTAGTAGCCATAGTTTATTTCTTCTTAGCCATCTTCTTTGGTATGCCAATCATGATGGCAATGGTAGCTTTACCCTTACCCTCTTTAGCCATACACTTACCTGCAGCTTTACACTTAGCAGGAGAAGGACATCCCTCACAAGGTTTAAAAGATTTCTTAGTAGCCATTACTTTTTCTTTCCACCAGAAGCAGGTACAGAAGCACCACAGTTTGCATAACCACCTTTATTCATCTTAACCGAGCCACCCTTAGACATCATGGGAGGAGTTGGCATAGGCGTAGAATAACCACCACCCATCATTTTCTTTTGTTTGTTAGTGGCTGTACGGCTACCTCTTACAGGCATACCACCCATAGCAAGCTTAACAGGAGGCTTCTTAGTTTCTTCAAAAGCTTTACGCTCTAGCTCATTAGCTCTGTCCAAATAGGTGTTTCTCACCTCTTGAGGAATGGAAGTGTCCTTAGCCTTCTCTCTGTACATCTTTACTTTCTCTGCATCGGTAGCCATAGTTTCTCCTTTTAGTTACCACTTAACCTTGTCTGCCCAATAAGCAGCAGACATCTTACCCTTGTTTATATTCTCAGCATGACGAGCTTTGAAGCTCTTCTGCCTAGCTTTGTCCTTAGCTGTGTCTGGACTAGAGCCAGCACCACTAACACCCTGCTGTCCAAACCTAATAAGCTTCACTGTATCACCCTCTTTAGCTAACACAGCATGACTCTTTGTTGGATGCTTAGGAGTTGCCTTAGGCTTGTTATACCCTGAAAACTCTTCACTACCTTTTTTAATCATCTGAACTTGCTCACTTTCTTAGCAATGGCCTTAGGCTGTTTAACAAACTGCTTACCAGCTTTTGTACCTTCACGCTTAGCTTTAGTGGTGGCAGCATACTCAGCAGAGCTTAAAGACTTAATGGCAGCTTCAGGTAGATATCTCTCTCCTGTTTTAGAAGAAGGTTTACCAGACTTAGTTGTCCACTTCTGGTCTGTCCAATCCTTTAAAGACTTCTGAGAAGGCTTCATTTATAACCACCTCCAGCAGCTTTGTACTTCTTCGCTACAAGCTGTGCTTTCCTAGCAGACCATTCACCAGCATCACCACCTTTAGTACCAGCCTTCACACTAGCTACTAACGCCTTACGCATTGTAGGCTTGGTGTAATTACCAGCAGCATTAACTGTACTTTTCTTTGTAGCCATGTTGTTTCTTCTTTGGTTGGTGTCTGTGTTCTTTCCATCCCTCAGCTCTCATAGCATCTTCAACTCTGTCTAAGGGAAATACATATCCTGTATGCTTCTCCAAGGATGCTCTGACGTAATAGACATCACTATGGAATAGGTGCATCTTGTCTACATATCCTCTGTGTAAAGCTAATGAAGCTTGTGGAAGTATGCTGTAGGGATAAGTGTTTGTTAAGCCTTTGTCATCTAGCTGTTGTCGGGTGTAGTAGTTCATAATGCTTCATGCTAACACACATAGCCTAGCTAAGGTGGTATGGTAGCATTTATTGCTACACATAACAACCTATCCCAATGTATGTCTATAGCGTTGACAGTGCAGATCCTGTAAAGAAACTACTACCATTACCTGTAGGGAACAGTACATATCACATTATGAAATACATACCACCTACCACTAATATCTAGAACATACACCTAGAAAGCCCATAAGGGATGTGTTCATCTATGGCTGTTGTTAGCCCACCCTTTTAGCAACAGCTTTTAACAAGTACCCACATCAAGTCTAGTCTGGTCAGTGTAAGGTGTACCACTGCCAGTGTCCAAAGTAGAACAACACCGATGCATCAATGCCGTTCTCTCTGAGTCTTTTCTCTTCAGCAGCCGATTGCAAGCTCATTTCTTTACCTGTAGCCGGAAGGTAGCTCATACTTTGTTTCGTATCGCCTGTATGCTCTAGACATACATGGTGCAGGTACGGGTAGTTTTACACACATTGAAACCAATGTCAAGCTTTTTCTGTAGGGACAATCAGAAATATTGCCTAAATAACAAAATGGTCCATAGGGGGTGTCTTCTTAACCTATAGCTATCAAGATGTTTCTTGATGTTAAACCCATAAGTTGCATGAAATTTCAATGAGAATAGTTCTTATTTGTACACATAGAAGTGTACAGAAGGTAGCTGTTTGTATAACCTTATGTGCATAGTTGATCTGTCCCTAATTGTTTAGTATATTGAACAATTCCTATACTAGCGTGTACACATCTCTGAGTAGTTGACGGTCGAGATCGATTGTTTCATCTGCAGCTTTGTTATGAAATATTATTTCTATTGCGGTGTGGGAGCTGCCAAATATGGAGTTTGGTTAACAGACTCAATTTTCCTGATTTTTGGACGAGGCCATATACAATAGCGCCTACACCCCCACTGGCCCACGCCCCGCCCCGCTGCCGCCCAGCCCTGCAGCCGTAGCAGCCCTGCAATGCGATGCAGATCTTAGGTGATTCAAAGATCTTAACTGCATTCAACTCAAAGAAAAGATTCTTCAATGAATTCAAGGACTTAGAAGATCTTGAATACTGATTCAAAATCGGTTCACCATGTCAAAATGAGCCGGAAAAGGTTATGCTTTTTTTGCATAACCCCATTGACAGAAGGGTCGGTA